AAGAAAAAATCTAAGGAATATTTAGATAGACTGCGCCAGCAAGACATGAGCGTGGAGTACCGTTGTCTCAATGGACTACAACGTACCCCTTGGTCAATCAACAAGCCTGTGCTTGAGGTGATGAGGACAGCTTGGGATAGTGGTGAGCAATGGGCTGGTCTGCCTCCTCGTGAGGACTTACCTTTGCCTGTGTACCCTTTTGACAAAGACCCACAGGAAATGGATGAGGCAGAGAAGATACTGTTCAGAGATTGGTCAAGCAAACGCAACCGTATTTATCAGGCTAACGGCAAGTCTATGTCGAGGCGTATCCAGGTAGAGCGTACACTTCAGCTTGCTAACCATTACTCTAAGTACGATGAGTTCTACTTTGTCTGGCAGCTAGACTTTAGGTCACGCAAGTATCCTGTCGAGTCCTTCATGTCACCACAGGTAGCTGATTGGGGTAAGGCTCTCATTGGATTTACTTACGGCTTCCCTATCAAAGATGCAGGTGATGCTGATTGGCTGGCTATCCACGGTGCTAACCTGTTTGGTAACGACAAGGTATCCTTTGCTGAGCGTATCCAGTGGGCATGGGAAAGCGAGGCTGACATAGTTAAGGTAGCTGAGAACCCACTTGATTACATGTGGTGGACTCAGGCTGACAAGCCTTGGCAGTTCCTTGGCTGGTGCATGGAGTGGTACGGCCTGTTGCGTGAGGGTTGGGGCTACTACACTCACCTACCCTGCTCTGCTGATGGTAGCTGTAACGGACTGCAGCATCTAAGCGCAATCCTCCTCGACTCTCAAGGAGGCAAGGCATGTAACCTCGTACCTTCTGATGCACCGTCAGATATATACACTGATGTAGCAATTAGGGCTGAGGCTGTAGTTAAACAAGAGGCACAGCAAGGCAGTGAGATAGCAAAAAAATGTTTGGAGTTTGGTATCACTCGCAGTCTTACCAAGAGGCCTGTGATGATTACGCCCTACTCTGGTACACAACACGCTTGCCGTGAGTACATTCAAGATGCAATCGCTGATAGGATTGAGAAGAAGGGAGACTGTAATCCCTTTGGTGATGATTACTTTGAGGCCTCTTTATATCTTAGCCGACATATCTGGCAAGCTATCAATGAGACTATCTCATCAGCGAGACAGGTTATGGACTACGTTAAGACCATTGGCTCACACTACGCTGATGCTAACAAACATATGGAATGGATAACGCCTACTAATTTTCTGGTTGTCCAGCCTTACTTGTCTACAAAGAAAAGATTAATCAAAACCCACATTGATGGGAACATAGTGAAACTTAATTATCAGCAAGAAATGGATGATGTTAATCGTTCACGCATAACGACAGGTAGTAGCCCTAATTTTATACACTCTCTTGATGCAGCAGCCCTGACCAAGACAGTGGTAAGATGTATGGATGGAGGGATGACTGACTTTGCTATGGTGCATGATAGCTATGGCACACACAGTCCTAACATGCCCATCCTATCCCAAGTATTACGCGAAGCCTTTGTTGAAATGTATCAGGATAATGATGTATTGCAGCAGCTTCGTGACCATGCTTGTTACACTTGTGGAGATAATACATTGCCACAACCACCAGCCAAAGGGACACTAGATTTATCTAAAGTGTTGGAGTCACAATACTTTTTTGCGTGATTTCTAAAGTCCCCCTATAGCCTATTCGTACACTCAAGGAGATATTATATGAGTAAAGCAAAAACAGTTAAAGGCCTATCAATGTATTGTAAAGTCTTTGAGCCTGATAAACAGTTTGAGAAAAAATATGGAACCTATTCTATTGACCTTCTCAAGACTGAAGAAGAAGCAACAGCACTGAGTGAGTACCTTCAAGGCCTTGTCGATGAACGCATGGCTGTCGAGGTCAAAGCCTCTAAGAAACCAGAGAGCTTGTCCACTCACCTACCTTTCGACACGTTTACCGATAAGAAAACCGGCCTTGAATACACACGCTTCAAGTTCAAGATGAAGGCTGGAGGTATCAACGATAATGGTGAATGGCATCAGAAGCCTGCAGTCTTTGATGCAAAACGCAACCCCATGTCAGGTGAGAACCTCATTGGTAACATGAGCGTAGTCAAGGTTGCCTTTCAACCGTCAGTTTATTTTGTACAGAACTGTGTTGGGGTCACACTAAAGATGGAAGCTCTACAAGTGATTGACCTTGTGCCTTGGAAAGACCCGAAGTCTCTGTTCGATGATGAAGATGGCTACACCGAAACGGCTGTGGAAAAGGATGACCGTCAAGAAACCCCATTCGATTCGGATGAGACAGTGAATGCCGAAGGGGACTTTTGAGGAACACGTCATCTCTGACCTAGAAAGCAGGGGCGTTCCGTTTGCCTATGAACCACATAGCATACCCTATCGGGTGGAACGCCTCTACAATCCTGACCTTCTAATCAATGAAATCTACATAGAGATGAAGGGCTACTTCCGACAGGACGCACAACGAAAGATGAAAGCAGTCAAGGCACAGAACCCTGAGCTAGACATACGCTTCATCTTTCAGAAGGCAACCTCGCCAGTTCAAGGCGCGAAGGTACGCAAGGATGGGACAAAGATGACGTGCGCTGAGTGGGCAGACCGTAACGGTTTTGTCTGGAGTGAAGGAACTTTGCCAGAGGAGTGGGCAGCATGAGTGTAGCTAGAGCAATCACAGTCAACCTACCTATAACCATCAATGCCACCATCATTGATTGGGAACTACTTGCCTATGAAATAGTCGAAGACCAGAACATTAAGAACGAAGAGTTAAAGAAGATAGCACGTCAGATGCGTGTCGCTGCTGAGATTGTGGAGGAATCAGTTGGAGCAGAGTAACTACATCCGTAAGGAAGGTTGCCCTCATTGTGGCAGTAGCGATGCTAACGCTATCTATACTGACCATGCTTATTGTTTTAGTTGTGAGACATATTCAATGCTTGAAGATAGAGAAACACAACAACCAGTTAACACGAACCTGATTGATGGTGAGGTCAACGCACTAACTAAGCGTGGCATCTCACTAGAGACAGCGAAGTTCTGGGACTATCGCATAGGTAACTACAAAGGTCAGCCTGTCCAGATTGCTAACTACAAGAACAACAAAGGTCAAACCATTGGTCAAAAGCTACGCTTTGCCAACAAGGACTTCTTGTATCTTGGAGATAGCAAGGACATTGGATTGTACGGTCAGCACCTATGGCGCAGCACAGGTAAGATGGTTGTCATCACCGAAGGCGAAGTAGATAGCTTATCTATCAGCCAGTGCTTCAACAACCGTTGGCCTGTGGTCAGCCTACCTCAAGGCTGTGCGTCTGCTAAGAAAGCTATCAGTAAATCTATTGAATGGCTTGAGCAGTTCGATAGTGTGGTGCTGGCATTCGATAGTGACCCTCAAGGTGTGAAGGCTGCACATGAAGCAGCCCTCCTCCTGAGTCCAGGCAAGGCTAAGATTGTATCCTTCCCTTCGGGGTACAAGGATGCCAACGATATGCTCAAGGCTAACCAGCAGAAGGCATTACTTGATGCTATCTGGGGAGCCAAGAGTTTCAGACCTGATGGTATCCTTGCTGGCGTAGACCTGTGGGACATGGTAACATCTAAGGACGATAAGGAAAGCGTAAGCTACCCCTATCAAGGCATCACAGATAAAACGATGGGGCTTCGTGTTGGAGAAATCGTAACCATCTCAGCAGGCAGTGGCACTGGCAAGAGTCAGTTCACTAAGGAGATAGCACATCACCTGATACGTCAGGGTGAAACGCTGGGCTACATAGCATTAGAAGAAAATGTAAAGCGTACTGCTCAGTCGCTAATGTCTCTATCAATCAACAAGCCTATCCATCTAGGTAGTGAGGGGGTAACAGACGATGAACTTAAACATGCTTTTGCTGATACCCTTGGCACTGGTAGGGTATTTCTCTATGACCATTGGGGTAGCACTGACTCTGATAATCTTCTTAACAAGGTACGCTACTTGGCTAGAGGTTGTGGCTGCAACTGGATTGTACTTGACCATCTATCTATCGTAGTTTCGGGCATGGAAGGTGGTGACGAAAGACGTACCATCGACACCCTTATGACCCAATTGCGTACACTGGTGGAGGAATTGCAGATAGGGCTGATACTGGTCAGTCACTTGAAGCGTCCATCGGGAGACAGAGGACACGAGGATGGAGCGCAAACCTCCATGTCTCAACTGCGAGGCAGTGCTGCCATCGGTCAGCTAAGTGACATGGTGATTGGTCTGGAAAGAAACCAGCAAGACCAAGAGAACTTACACACAACAACAGTACGACTGCTCAAGAACAGGTTTTGTGGCATCACAGGTATCTGCTGCCACTTGGCCTATTCTATTGACACAAATCGTATGACAGAAACGGTGATGGATTATGACGAAGAAACAACCCCCGACTTCTAGGCCAGTGCTTGTTCTCTATACCGAAGCACAACTGACGCAAGCCTACCAAGATTTCTTAGAGGAAGTAAGCAGCCTAATGATTGAAGGCCACAACATGGGCAACGTCCCAACGCTTGAAGAGTTCCGCATCATCTATGAGGAAGAGCAAGCAAGTTTATAAATCACTCCAGCGAGAGGATTAGCATGACTAAATATATAATGGACATTGAAGCCAACCACTTACTTGAAGACGTAACTAAAGTCTGGTGCGTGGTAATGCGAAACGGTGACACTGATGAGGTAACTACCTTTGACCCTGATGAGATAGAAGCAAGCCTAGAATTTATGGACAAGGCTGAGTATCTGGTTGGTCACAACATCATCGACTACGACTTGAGAGTACTCAAGAAGCTGTACGGTTGGGACTACAAGGGTGAGGTCATTGATACCTTAGTCTGTACAAGAACCATCTGGCCTCACATTGGTGAGCTAGATAGCAAGAGTAAAAATTTACCACAAAAATTAAGAGGTAGTCACAGCCTAAAGGCGTGGGGCTACAGGCTAGGAGAACTTAAAGGTGAGTTCAATAATAGTAGCGAAAGCTTTGAGACATATACCCCTGAGATGCTCGACTACTGCATCCAAGACACAGCAGTCACACTCAAACTGTATGGTGCAATTCATAAAAAGAACTTTAGCAATGATGCGCTTGGGTTAGAGCATAGGCTGCACACCCTCCTCGTTAGACAGCAGGAGGTAGGCTTCCCCTTCCACGTTGCGAAGGCACAGAAGCTACACGCTGAGCTAGAAGGTAGACGCTCTGAGATACACACACAGCTAGTCGATACCTTTGAGCCTACCATCATTGAGATGAAGACTAAAACAAAAGTTCTTCCGTTCAACCCTGCATCACGTCAGCAGATAGCTGACCGACTAATGAAGCGAGGCTGGGTTCCTACCTCATTCACACCAACGGATGAACCGAAGGTAGATGAGAAGATACTAAAAGAAATAGATATAGCAGAGGCACAGCTTGTCTCCGAATATCTGATGTTGAACAAGCGCATTGGTCAGCTTGCAACAGGCAATCAAGCGTGGCTTAAACTAGAAAAGGATGGAAGGATACATGGACGTGTCAATCATATGGGTGCAGTTACGTCACGCTGCACAGCAAACAATCCAAACATGCAGCAAGTACCTAGTCTCTCTGCTCCGTATGGTAAGGAATGCCGTGAGTTATTCTATGCGCCTGATGGGTACAGTCTTCTTGGGGCTGATGCGTCATCTTTGGAATTGCGTTGTCTGGCTCACTACATGGCTAAGTACGATGATGGTGCGTATGCACAAGAAGTTGTCAACGGTGATGTTCACTCTAAGACACAGGAACTCGCAGGACTACCTACCAGGAATAATGCAAAGACGTTTATATATGGATTTCTGTACGGTTCGGGGGATGAAAAGACTGGGCAAATTATTGGGAAGGGTGCTGCAGAAGGTAAGAAGATAAAGGCTAAGTTCCTTCGCAAACTACCTGCCCTCAAGAAACTAAGAGATGATGCTTCGACTGCAGCTAAGGAACGTGGTTGGGTCAAGGGATTGGATGGACGTATCATACCAGTACGCCATGCCCACGCCTGTCTCAACACCATCCTGCAGTCAGCCGGAGCTATTATATGCAAGCGTTGGTACGTCACGATTGAAGAACTACTGCGCCTTAAAGGTTACACGAGTGTAGATGTTACGGTTGTAGCATTCATTCACGATGAAGTCCAGCTACTAGTTCGCAAAGGACTAGAGGATGAAGTCGGCAAACTAATTCAACAGGCGATGAAGGATACCGAAGCTTACTACAAGTTTCGATGCACCTTAGATAGTGAGTATTCATATGGAAACGATTGGTCTTCAACCCACTAAAGCTAACCGTAAGAAGTTTGACATTGACCTAGCCTATGGTCAGGTGCGTGAACAAGAAGTAGCTACCATGCTGCAGGATAAGAAGATTGAGGTGAAGAGTGAGCGAGGCGTTTGGTGGAAGTCAGGCAACATTGCGATTGAGTATGAGTCATATGGTAAACCATCAGGCATCGAAGCCACTGAGTCAGACTACTGGTTCCACAACCTATGCCTTGGTGACACTACCTTTGCCACGCTTGTCTTCAAGACAGACGTACTCAAGAACATCATTGGTCAGCTAGACCACATTCGTAGCGTCAACGGTGGTGATGGTTACAAGTCTAAGATGTACCTCCTTAATCTTGAGAAGCTTTTCTCCACTGATGTAATAAAGGCACTGAAGAATGGACTTTGATTTTATATTCAAACTGATTGTGACTGTCTCCTTCTTCGCTGTTAGCGCAGCCCTAGTTGTGAAGTGGTTAGTAACAAGCTGGTTGGATTATGTGCAGGTGATGACAGGCATACGCATCGTCACCCTTGAGACAGAGAAAGACAGAGAACTGAAGGAGAACAAAGATGCTGATTATTGATGCTGACATTATAGCATACAAAGCTGCAGCTTCCTGTGAACACCCAATCAATTGGGGCGATGGATTGTGGACACTGCATAGCTTTGAGCAAGACGTGGCTACCTATGTTGGTATCTTTATCGACAAGCTAAAGCAGGAAGCTGGCACAGACAAGGTACTCTGCTGCCTCTCTGACAAACTGAACTTTCGTAAAGACCTAGCAGATTACTATAAGGCAAACAGGGCTGACACTCGTAAGCCTATGCTACTTCAGTATGCTCGTGACTACATCTGGGAACACTGGAACACCACTGTGGTTGGTAAGCTGGAGGCTGATGATGTTATTGGTATCACAGCCACAGGTTCAGACTGCATCATCTGGTCAGAAGACAAAGACCTTATGACTATCGCAGGTAAGCACCTTGTCGATGGTGAGATTGTTGAGGTCACCCAAGATGAGGCAGACCATAGGTTCTACACGCAGGTTCTCACAGGTGACACAGCCGATAACTACAAAGGCTGTCCTGGTATTGGTGCAGTTAAAGCTGAACGTATCCTCACTCCACCAGAGGGAGAGACAGCTACCAACCTATGGCGATGGTCACAGATTGTAGCAGCCTATGAGAAGGCTGGCCTCAATGAAGCTGAAGCCTTGCTGCAAGCACGTCTAGCTTACATCAAACGAGAAGAGTCGATGGACTTATGGGAGCCACCACATGAGGCATGAGGAGTATATGCGTAATGCAAGTCAAGCCAGTGCTGCGAATACAGAGAACAATATTACAAACCTCAAGAAGACGCACGGCAAGTTGCCCCAAGGAGCAGCCGAAAGAAAAGCCATCCCAATCTACACAGGCTTCGTCAAATACTTCCCCCTCGCAATAGCAGAGGTAGCCAAGATTTCCCTACAAGGTGGGCTGCAGCATGGACAGACAGCACAGACCCTGCATTGGGATAGGTCAAAGTCTGGTGACGAACTGGATGCAATGATGCGCCATGTCATTGATGAGGATTGGGCGCAGGTGGCGTGGAGAGCAATGGCTAACTTGCAAAAACAGATAGAGGACGAGCAATGAACTTTTATGAATACCAAAACAAAGTTTTGAAAACAGGTGTGTACCCTAAGAAATATAGCATCTCTTACCCTGCCTTGGGTCTAGCTGAAGAGACAGGTGAGGTATGTGGCAAGATTTCTAAGATGATGCGAGATAACATCAGCCTCGTTGACCAGAAGGACAGCCTACAGAAAGAGATGGGTGATGTACTCTGGTATCTCGCAGCCCTAGCCCATGACTGTGGGCTGAGTCTTCAAGCAATTGCAGAAACAAATATAGAAAAATTAAAAGCACGACAGCAGGCAGGCACACTGCATGGCGAGGGAGATAACAGATGAGCATACCCAACAGACACTACGGAATGACCCTACCTCTATCAGAGGAAATAGATACAGTTAAGTATCGCCAAACAGGTGAGTCTTTTTACGATAAAATTGTACGCATAGCTGCAGCATTGAAGGATAGCCCTGACCACTTTGAGTCGTTCAAGGATGCTCTAAGGCACATGCGTTTCCTCCCTGCAGGTAGGGTACAGAATGCGATGGGTGCAGCCCGACAGACCACAGCTTACAACTGTTTTGTATCAGGACACATTGAGGATTCAATGCAGTCTATCATGGATAAAGCTACGGAAGCTGCATTTACCATGAAGAAGGGTGGAGGTATTGGGTATGACTTCAGCCGACTACGCCCAAGAGGGGATAGGATTGTCACCTTAGACAGTAAATCCAGTGGGGCTGTATCCTTCATGGGTATCTTCGATGCAGTGTGCCAGACCATCGCTTCATCAGGATTCAGACGTGGGGCGCAGATGGCAGTTTTAAGAGTTGACCACCCCGATATCGAACAGTTCATTGCATCTAAGCACAACTCTGACAAGCTCACAGGTTTTAACATCAGCGTTGGTGTGACAGATAAATTCATGGAGTGTCTTGCAAACGACACCCCCTTTCCCCTTGTATTTGAAGGCAAGGTCTACAAAGAGATAGACCCCAAGGCTTTGTGGGATAGGATTATGAATAGTACATGGGATTGGGCTGAGCCTGGAGTTTTGTTTATTGATACTATCAACAACAAAAACAACCTAAAGTACTGTGAAACAATAGAAAGCACCAATCCGTGCGGCGAACAACCTCTGCCCCCATATGGTGCATGTCTGCTGGGTTCTTTCAACCTAACCAAGTATGTAACAGACGGTGCATTTGACTTTGGATTATTTACTGGTGACATTCATAATGTAGTTCGCGCTATGGATAATGTCGTAGACAGAACAATCTATCCTCTCCCAGAACAGAAGACAGAAGCAGAGAACAAACGCAGAATGGGGCTAGGTGTAACAGGCCTTGCCAATGCCGCTGAGATGTGTGGGTTTCCTTACGCTTCAGAGCAGTTCATGGCGTTTACCGAAGAAGTTATGACTGTCCTTCGTGACCATTGCTACTCCGCATCGGCTGACCTTGCGGGAGAAAAAGGTTCTTTTCCTCTCTATGATGAGTACCACTACCTGCAGGGTGAGTTTATCCAGACCTTATCTCCTTGGGTTATTGAGAAGATAAAAGAAAAAGGTATTAGGAACAGTCACCTTACAAGCATTGCTCCAACAGGCACAATCTCATTGACAGCAGACAACGTATCGTCAGGTATCGAACCACCTTTTAGCAACTATTATGACCGTACAATCCAGCAGTTTGATGGACATACAGTAGAGCGTGTCGAAGATTATGCTTACGCACAAGGCTACAAAGGACGTACAGCCAATGAGATTACAGCGCAAGAACACCTAGCGGTGCTATCGCTTGTATCAAAATATGTGGACTCAGCCGTATCCAAGACCTGCAATGTTGGTGACCAAGTTACCTATGATGAGTTTAAGAAACTATACTCAGATGCGTGGGCTTCTGGTTGTAAAGGGATAACTACATTCCGCGCAGCAGGAAAACGATATGGAATTTTGAACGAGGTTAACGACAACGACAGCAAGGCTGAAGCCTGTTTCATTGACCCCACAACAGGACAAAAGGAATGTGGGTGACTCTAAAGTCCCCCTATAGGTACAATCATTATGAAGATATTCAATGATAACCCAACTTTATCCAAGGAACTTTTGAATTATATTCAAGACTTGTTCCCAAATCATCTTCCAGCAAATGAGATTTCTTTAGAAGAACTCCGTTTTCTGCAAGGCCAGCAGTCCGTTATGCGGAAGCTGGAAGAATTATATAATCAAAATTTTGAGGAATAATACTATGTGTCTCCCACAACCAAAAGCACCTAAACCACAGGTAATAGCACAGCCTGCGCCTATAACAATGAGTTCTTCTCAATCAGATAGTCCAGAGTTTGAAACACAATTAACTGACGCTGAAACACAATCACAGTTAAAGAAGAAAAACCGCAAGGGCAAAGACAAGTTAAAAATTGCACCTTCAGACCCTTCAATTTCTGTTGCTTCAACTACAGGCTCTACAGGCTCTGGTGTTAACGTCACATAACCAAAGGTATTGAACAATGGCTTTAGAGATTAGCGAAGGTACTGCTGCTAAACGCTATGCTATGTGTGAAACATCAAGAGATGTATTCTTACAGCGTGGGCGTGATGCTGCAGAACTTACCATCCCTACTCTCCTGCCGCCTGATGGACATAGTGGAAGCACAACGTATGCAACCCCCTATCAAGGGGTAGGAGCAAGAGGCACAAACAACCTAGCCTCTAAGCTTCTTCTTACATTGTTACCTCCTAATAGTCCTTTCTTTAGACTGACCATTGATGACTTTGACCTTGCTGAACTAGCAGGCTCTGATGCTCGTGGTGCTGTTGAAGAAGCTTTGTCTCGTATTGAACGAGCAGGTATGCAGGAGATAGAAGCCAAAGCAATGCGTGTGCCTGTGTTTGAAGCACTCAAACAACTTATTGTTACAGGTAACGCCTTACTCTACATGCCCAAAGCAGGTGGTATGAAGATATTCAAGCTTGACCGTTATGTTGTTAAGCGTGATTCGATGGGTAATGTTTTGGAAATCTTGACGAAGGAGAGTGTTAACGCACTTATGCTTCCTCAAGAAATTCGTGAGGTTATTGAAACCTCCGATACAGAAATGAAAAACCTTGAGCTTTATACTCACACCATGCGTGTTAATAAAGGTTGGGAAGTTTACCAAGAAGTACAGGGAATAGAAATTCCAGGCACTCGTGGTAAATTTAAAGAAGAAGAATGCCCTTTTATACCCTTACGTTTCACTCGTGTAGATGGCGAAGACTATGGTAGAGGGTACGTTGAAGAATACATTGGTGACTTGAGAAGCCTTGAGGCTTTGACAAAGGCTATTGTTGAGGGGGCTGCGGCCTCAAGTAAGATACTGTTCCTTGTCAAACCAAACGGTACAACCAAGACCAGAACCCTCGCGGAAAGCCCTAATGGTGCTATCGTTAGTGGTGATGCTGCTGATGTGTCCACCCTACAAGTACAGAAGGCCTCTGACTTTAGGGTTGCGCTTGAAACCGCAAGGACAATCAACGAAAGAATATCTTACGCTTTCCTTATGAACAGTAGCGTACAGCGTCAAGCTGAGCGTGTGACTGCAGAAGAAGTAAGGTTTATGGCACAGGAGTTAGAGTCTGCCCTTGGTGGTGTGTACTCAATCCTATCTCAAGAACTACAAATGCCCTTGATTAAGACTATCATGGCTACCCTAGAACGCTCAGGTAAAATGCCTAAGCTACCAAAAGGTGCAGTCAAGCCTACGATTGTCACAGGCATTGAAGCCTTGGGTAGAGGCCAAGACCTCAACAAACTTGCTACATTCCTGCAATATTTACAGCCATTAGGAGCGCAGGTAATTGCATCTGAAATGAATATCTCAGATTACATTGACCGATTGGGAGCCAGTCTGGGAATTGATACCAATGGTCTGATTAAGTCTGAGGAGCAGAAGGCACAAGAACAAGCCCAAGCAATGGAGATGCAGCAACAGCAGCAACAGATGCAGATGATGCAACAGATGGCTGTTAAAGGCACACCTGAGATGATTAAGCAAGGCGCGGCTCAAATGCCAGCAGGAGAAGAGCAATGATAGGACTACTCGCACAAGCTGCTCGTATTGTCGGAATGGCAGCAGCTAAAAAACTAATGAAGAGTGGCGGTGTAAAAGCCTTACGAAATCTTCTCACCAGAAATGCTGGGCAAAAGAAAGTTAAGAAGGCTGCTCAAGCCACAGGTGAATATCAAAAAGGCAGGGCAAAAGGCGCGGCGGCTGGGGCTGCTATAGCCACTGCTGCAACTGCAGCTACTAAGAAAACAGGTGATACTAAACCTGCTAAGGCAGCACCTCCCAAGACCAGTCAAGACGGACGTACTAACCCAAAGGATTACCCTACTTATAAATCACCTACCAAATCTGCAGCGTCTTTTAGGACAGCATTTGCAGCAGCTAGGAAAGCAGGGAAGAAAACTTTTACTTGGGAAGGGCGTAAGTATACCACTGAAAAGAAATAGGTAAACATGGCAGACAGTTTGAACACACATGATTTAGATGCAGGGTCTGAACCTGCAGAGCATACATTAGCTATGCTTGAAAAAGCAGAACAAATAGAAAAGAATAATAACCCTGAGCGTCCTGATTGGCTCCCTGAGAAGTTTGCTTCTGTTGAAGCGATGGCTCAGGCCTACACTGCCCTTGAGCAGAAGATGGGTAAGCCAGAAGAACAGGATGCTCCGACAGAACCCAACGCACCAGAAACCGAAGGCACTGCCAGCAATAACGCTAACGAGGCAGCAGAGGTTCTGGATAATGCAGGGTTAGACTTTGATGTATTCCAACAAGAATATACTGAGAATGGAGAGCTTAGCCCTGATGCGTACCAAGCATTGGAGGAAGCTGGTTTTCCTCGCAGTCTTGTTGAAACTTATATTCAAGGACAAGAAGCCCTAGCCTCCTCTGCCACTAACTCAATGTATGAGATTGCTGGTGGGCAAGAAGGCTATGGTCAGATGATGGAGTGGGCTGCAGGAAACTTAGCTCCCTCTGAAATCGAAGCCTATAACGCTACCGTGGATACTGGAGATGAAGGCATCACACGCCTTGCAGTACAGGGTTTGGTAGCGAGGTATCGTTCCGAAGTAGGCACAGAGCCTAACTTAGTTGAAGGCACAACTAGTGCGACTTCGGGTGGGCGATTTGAAAGCGCAGCAGAAGTTACTGCAGCTATGCGTGACCCCAGATACCAAAATGACCCTGCCTACCGACAGAGAGTTGCACAAATGATGGCACGTTCTTCGGTATTCTAACTGTCTCCACTGGATTGGGGGTCTTTGTACCCCCTCTCCTTTTAAGTACATCTACTGGGTGTATTTAAAAGGGGAAACCCTAACACACAGCCAACATAACAAACGATTACCCCTGACCTGCTGCGGCAGACAATCTTGGCGAAAGGATGTGATGATTGCTGAGTGTACTTTAACTCAACAACATTACTAAGAGGTAATTAAAATGGCATCAGCCGCTTCAAATCCGGCCTATAGCGTAAGCTTTCAAGGCCAAAATAACCTGTCAGGTGACGTGCGAGACTTGTTTCTCAAGCTTTACGCTGGCGAGGTTCTCACTGCTTTTGAAGAAAAGAAAATCATTTCTGATAAAGTCCGTACTCGTACAATTTCAAAAGGTAAGTCTGCTTCATTCCCAATGACAGGCCGTGCCACTGCCGAATACCTAACACCAGGAAACGAAATCACTGGTGGGTCTATTCGTGCAGGTGAGCGTATCGTAACTATTGATGACTTGCTCATCTCTAGCCAGTTCATTGCAAACATTGACGAAGCAATCAACCACTACGATGTACGTTCAATCTACTCAAAGGAAGCTGGTATTGCACTTGCTAACGAAGCTGACCGAAACGTAGCTCGTATGCTCGTTAAAGCTGCTTTGTCTACCAATGCTACTCGTGCTGCTGGTCTTGTCCAAGACTATAAAGCTTTCGGTGAAGAAGACTTTACCGATAACGTAACCATTGGTACTACGAATGCCCACGACATTGATGCTTCTTTTCTTGCTCAGGCAATCTTCAATGCTCGTAAAGAGATGGAGAAGAAGAACGTACCAATGGATGGTGCATGTGTTCTCCTTCCACCTGACCAGTACTACGCATTGTTAGACGTTACTGATGGCAACAAGCTTGTGTACATGAACCGCGACTTCGGTGGCAACGGTTCTATCGCAGCCGCTAATGTTCCAAACATTGCTGGTATGCCTGTGTACATGTCAAACCATGCTGACGTTACTAACTTGTACCATGCTGACGCATTTACAACTGGTAACGCCAACGAGGGTGTGACTATTGACAACGCTCCGCTTGCAAACACTGCAGGCTCAGGACGTGCAACAGCCTACGACTTACCTACTGCTGCTGTAGATGGCGCAGACATGGTAGCAATCGCTGCAAAAATCCGTGGTTTCGTCTTCACTCCAGACGCAGTAGCTACTGTTAAGCTGCTCGATTTGGGCATGGAGTCTGAGTACCAGATTAACCGTCAAGGCACTTTGATGGTTGCTAAGTATGCGATGGGGCATAACGTCCTTCGCCCTGCTTCTGCAATCGCTCTCTTAGAGGCCTAAGTTTAACGGAGGGGGAGCTTCGGCTCCTCCTTTTCTTTTAAGGATATACCACATGGCTATAATGCGCGGAGGCCATAACTTCTCAGCATTGCGTGTTCCTATTAGGACACCTAATCACAAAACAAAATCACACGCTGTACTTATTGGCACAGTTAAAAAGCCTGAGCTTAAAAGATTTGGGGAACAAGGTGCGAAGACGAACCAAAGTGAGTCCCAACGTGAGCGTTTTAAAAACAGACATCAGAAAAATATAAGCCGTGGTGAGCAGAGTGCTGCTTATTGGGCAAACAAAGTTAAATGGAAAAAGAAAGCATAGGAGGTTAGCATGGCGCAGACAACCAAGCTAGAAGCAGTTAACACAATGCTATCGGCTATCGGAGAAGCTCCTGTTACTGCATTGAACTTAGGTCTAGTCGAAGCTGACATTGCTGAA